AAAGATTGACGTAGAAAAGGCCCAGGAGATTATCTTCGAGCCTAACCCGGGGCCACAAACAGAGTTTTTGTCTGCATCAGAACAAGAGGTCCTCTATGGGGGGAGTGCTGGCGGAGGGAAAAGCTACGCAATGGTTGCAGACCCAGTTCGCTACATGAACAACGAAAATGCAAACATGCTTCTTGTTCGACGCACTACAGAGGAACTACGAGAGCTTATTGCTGTTTCCAAAAAGCTTTACCCAAAGGCTATTCCCGGGATTAAATTTATGGAAAGGGACAAGACTTGGGTTTCACCCTGTGGTGCCACACTTTGGATGTCCTACCTTGACCGGGACGACGACGTTACAAGATACCAAGGACAAGCATTTAACTGGATTGGTTTCGATGAGCTTACCCAATGGCCAACTTCTTACGCATGGGACTACATGCGTTCTCGTCTCCGTACAACTAAAAACTCTGGGCTGGGACTCTACCAAAGGGCAACCTCAAACCCCGGCGGAGCAGGACATAACTGGGTCAAGAAGGCTTTTATCGACCAAGAGGTGCCTGGCACACCTTTTTGGGCAAAAGATTTTGAAACTGGTGAAGTCTTAAAGTGGCCTTCGACCTCTGAGTTTGCCCAGAGAAAAGGTCTTGTAGACCAGCCTATGTTCAAACGTAGGTTTATTCCTGCGACCCTTTTTGATAATCCTTACCTTGCAGAAGACGGGATGTATGAAGCCAACCTGTTGTCTCTCCCGGAACATCAGAGGCGACAACTCCTTGAAGGTGATTGGGATATTAACGAGGGTGCAGCTTTCCCGGAGTTTGACCGTAAGATTCATGTAGTTGAACCTTTCAAAATCCCTGAGAATTGGCCAAGGTTCCGTGCAGCAGACTATGGGTATAGTTCTTACAGCGGTGTTCTTTGGTTTGCAGTAAGCCCGGACGAACAGTTGGTTGTCTACAGGGAAATGTATGTCTCAAAGGTTCTTGCAACAGACTTAGCAGACATGGTTTTGGAGGCAGAGTCGGGGGATAAAATACGTTACGGAGTTCTTGACTCGTCCCTCTGGCACAAACGGGGGGATACAGGCCCCTCCCTTGCAGAGCAAATGATTGTTAAAGGCTGTAGGTGGCGTCCCGCAGACAGAAGTTCTGGGTCTAGGGTTGCAGGTAAAAACGAACTCCACCGCAGACTCCAGGTTGACGAGTTTACTCAAGAACCTCGTATCGTGTTTTTTAACACATGCAAGCACATGATAACTCAGCTTCCTAGCATCCCCCTAGATAAAAATAACCCCGAGGATGTTGACACAAAGTCTGAAGATCACTTGTACGACGCGCTTCGTTACGGTATTATGACCAGACCTAAAAGTGGCTTGTTTGACTATGACAACAGCTTTAATCAAAACAGGTTTACCCCAGCAGACCCTATAATGGGTTATTAAGGCAGAAATATGGCAGAAGAAGAAATCCTTGAAGGTGCAGGTTCTCTCGAAGATACCTCTGAAGTTTCTCAGACTGACGAACGGTCAGGGAGTATTGTCAGCTACGTTGAGGAACGATACAGTCGCGCTCAGAATGCGAGAGAGACAGAGGAAAACCGCTGGCTTCAGGCGTATCGTAACTACCGAGGCATTTACGGCCCTGATGTACAATTTACTGAAACTGAAAAATCTCAGGTTTTTGTCAAGGTTACCAAGACTAAAGTTCTGGCAGCATATGGCCAAATCACTGAAGTTCTTTTTGGCAACAATAAGTTTCCTATCACGATCAACCCCACAACTTTGCCCGAAGGTGTTGAAGAGTCTGTCCACATCGAAACCAACGATAAGGTAAAATCAGCCGAAGAAAAGGCAGGCCTTAAACCTCTTATGCCGGGGGAAACCTCTAGCGAATACCGCAACCGTTTGGGTCCCCTTAAAAAGAAGTTGGAAGTTGTGGAGGAGGTACGTCCCGGACCCGGTTCGACACCAAGTCAGGTAACCTTCCAACCTGCAGAAATTGCTGCGAAGAAGATGGAAAAGAAAATCCACGACCAGCTTGAAGAGTCTCGTGCCAAAAAGCACCTCCGTCACAGCGCGTTTGAGTGCGCTTTGTTTGGGACAATGGTCATGAAGGGACCCTTTGCGGCGGATAAAGAGTATCCCAACTGGGATGAAGAAGGTAACTACAAGCCCACAATAAAAACAGTTCCTAATGTTTCCCATACCTCTCTGTGGAACTTTTATCCAGACCCTGACGCATACAGCATGGAGGATGCGGAGTTTGCTATAGAACGCCACAAGATGTCCCGGTCGCAACTCCGTGGCCTTAAAAAACGTCCTATGTTCCGTCCAAACGAAATTGACACTGCTGTTGAAATGGGAGAGTCCTATGTCAAAGAGTGGTGGGAACAAGCGATGGAAGACGATGCTCAAGAACCCCATACGGAGCGTTTTGAAGTCTTGGAGTTTTGGGGTAACGTAGACCGAGACATCTTGGAAGATCACAACGTAAAGATTCCCAAGGAGTATCGTAATGTAGACGAGATGTCTGTAAACATCTGGGTTTGCAACGGTCGTGTGCTCCGGCTTATTTTTAATCCCTTTACCCCCTCTGTCATCCCTTACTATGTTTGCCCCTATGAGGCCAACCCCTACAGCATGTTTGGCGTGGGCATTGCTGAAAACATGGACGATACTCAGACCCTAATGAATGGGTTTATGCGTATGGCAGTGGACAATGCAGCCCTTAGCGGGAACCTGCTTATGGAGGTTGATGAAACTAACCTTGTTCCAGGTCAGGACCTTTCTGTTTACCCCGGTAAAATTTTCCGTCGTCAAGGCGGGGCACCGGGGCAGTCAATCTTCGGAACTAAGTTTCCCAATGTGTCCAACGAAAACATGCAAATGTTTGACAAAGCAAGGGTGCTTGCAGACGAATCTACCGGGTTCCCTTCTTTTGCTCACGGTCAAACAGGTGTGAGCGGTGTGGGTCGCACAGCCTCTGGCATTTCTATGCTGATGTCAGCCGCCAATGGTTCGATCAGGACTGTTGTAAAAAACATTGACGATTACCTTCTTGGGCCAATGGGCAAGTCTCTCTTTGCATTTAACATGCAGTTTGACTTTGACCCCGAAATCCGTGGTGACCTTGAGGTGAAGGCAGAAGGCACTTCTAGTCTTATGGCCAATGAAGTCCGTAGTCAACGGCTTATGCAATTCCTCGGTGTTGTTCAAAACCCTGCGCTTGCTCCCTTTGCCCGTCTCGATTACATTGTACGTGAGATTGCAAAAAGCATGGACCTTGACCCTGACAAGGTTGCTAACAACACTCAAGAGGCTGCTGTACAGGCAGAGCTTCTTAAAGAGTTCCAACAGCAAATGCCTCAGCCCCCCGAGGGGCAACAAGCTCCAGCAGGGGCACAGGCCCAAGACACTCAAGGTTCTGGAGGGGGTCAGATGGGAACAGGATCGGCCCCTACACCGGGTGAGCAAGGGTTCTCGGGAACCCCGGGCGGTGGACCTCAGGAGGCCATGGGATGAACCTAAAACCTCTGGTAAACGACAAAACTCTTTACAAGGATTTTTTGGAGGAGATAGAAAATCGGCTATCTCTTGTCCACACACAGCTTGAGCAAAACCTGGACACTCAAGAACTTCTGAGGCTTCAAGGAGAGGCAAGAGCACTCCGTAAATTTCTAAAACTGCGGGAGGCAGTCAACAATGGATAGCATGGAAAAGATTATACAAGAGGGCGGTATGACTGACGGCGGAATGGAGAAAGACCCTATCTCCGGAAACGACATTCCTCCCGGGAGCACCGCAAAAGAAGTTCGTGACGATGTTGATGTCAAACTTTCTGAGGGTGAGTATGTAGTTCCTGCAGACGTTCTTCAGTATTACGGTGTTAAGTTTTTTGAGGACCTTCGTCAACGTGCAAAATCTGACCTAGAGGGCATGGAAAAGGACGGGCGTATCGGTGGCGAGCCTGTTGCAGAAGAAGGTGACCTTACGGACGAAGAGATGGAAATGCTACAGGAAGCTCTTATGGCCGACCCAGAGGCTGCACCCCGTGCCATGCAAGAGGGTGGGGTTGTAGAGCGCACAGAGTTTGGACCCAGCTACGGCTCCCCTGAGTTCCAGCAAATGTTTACACCCTATGGTTATAATCAGCCCGTGTACGGCCCAAATACCTCTGGGCAGGGAAACATGGAGCAGAGGCAGTATATTAACAGTGAGACTGGAGAAGTTCGGCAGTTTGCATTTCTCAATGGGCAACCTGTTGTAGCTATCCCGGAGGGTTTTGTCCCCTATAGCAAAGAAACACAAGAACGAATCCAAAGCAATCTCCAAGAGAGTTCTTCTGGCGGGTCCTCCTCCTCCTCCTCTAGTGGTAGCTTCCCCATGCCCTCTCGTACCAGAGAACGAACAACTTACGCAGAAAAAATGCGGGACATGGAGAATCTTTCTGACGACGAGTTGCGGGATGCTGTAGAAGGTTTTGAGTCTAGGGACTACGGGCGTATTGCTGGTGGCGTCGGAGCATTGCTTCTTGGCCCCGTAGCAGGTGTTGCTGCAGGTGCAGGTGGTGTGGCATATGAAGCTACCAAAGGTTACAATACCGCAGTTGAACTTGAACGTCGGGCCATACTTGCAGAAGCACAAGGAAACACGGAACGTGCTAACGAACTTCGTGATTTGGGTGAAAACGCCCTGTCTGAAAGTCGCTGGGGGTCTCCTATTGCTGACATTTTAGGCACTGAAAAAGACTACGATATGGTTCGTACAGAAGCCAATAAGCTAGTAGAAAACAACCAACGACGGCAGAGAGATGGAGACAGTGCGCTCCAGCTTCCTTCGGAAATTGAAAACGTTATTCGAGAGCAAGCAGGTCAACCTTCTGGTTCCGGCAGTTCCTCTAGCTCAGGAAGCTCTTCTAGTTCTGGTAGTAGCAGCAGTGGTCGTCGGGAAAGTACTTCTTCCCGTAGCAGTTCCCCAAAACTTTCTTTCGGGGATTCTTCAGATAAAAGCTCTCGCCCCAGCAGTTCTCCAAAAC